GATGCTGGAAACAAAAGGTATTGGGGTGGCTAAAGACGGGACTGTTCGATACAGAAAGGTGGGAGGTAGGTGTAGCGGAGACATGGACACTGCACTCGGTAACTGTGTTCTCATGGTTGCCATGGTTTATAGTCTTTGCAAGCATCTCGGTATACGCCATGAATGTATCGATAACGGCGACGACATCACAGTCTTCATGGAGGAGGCTGACCTGCCGAAGTTCCTGTCCGAGGTTAAAGTCTGGTTCACTAAGCTTGGGTTCGATATTAAGGTCGAGAGTGTTGGACGGACCCTTGAGCAAGTTGAATTCTGCCAAACCAGACCTGTCTGTAGGGCCGGGAAGTATGTCATGGTTCGGAACATCGTATCCCTCACGAAGGACACCGTGACTCTCCTGGATATGGCTCAGACGTCGAAGTGGTGGTATGCTATCGGCGAATGCGGCCTAAACCTTACAGATGGAATCCCCATCTTTTGTGAGTTCTACCGATGGTTAATGAGCGTTGGCGACCCATCCAAGGTTGCCCGGCATCCGCTCTATCGTTGTGGCTTGACAAACCTGGCATCAGGGATGCAGTATAAAGCTCGCCCTATTGAGGAGTCTACACGGCGCTCTTTTGCGTCCGCCTTCGGCATCTCAGTAGAAAGGCAGCACCTCCTGGAAGCGGAGATCTCGCAGCTTGGCACGCCGGCACCGGGCAAAGCAGGGTCTTACAGCGTGGGAGAACTAGCATCCTTGGGCAATGAATACTTCACAGCCACCGACATCGGGGACTCAGGGCAGGCGGCGGAGGCAAAGACGCAATCGTGGGCAGCGGAATATGCCCACGGCTCAGACCAGTGCTAGGCCTGGGAGAGGAGGGATTAGTTTGTCCAACTGTACGAATACTGTGCACAAGATCGATTTAACGAACCGCATGGCTGGTGACACAGGGAGCTGGCGAGCGACAGGCAATGAGGCATGGACCGCCTTGTTGACGGACCCAGACTCGATCCGTTGCATCGAGATCAGGTCCGAGTTACACAGTGGCACCATGGAGCGTGGTACTGTGGGACTCCGGTCAGACTCGCATCTCTACGCTACTTGGCTCTTCCTACATTCTACCGATGCACGGAGCAATCGGTTTGAAGACATTGTCTTCTGGTGCCCTAGTGGTGTCAAGGCAACTGGATGGGAGAGCTATAGTAGCCTTGTTGGCGGTACAGGCGGTCATTCATGGAAGCTAGATGTTCGGATCTGGCGTCTCTCATCGACTGCACAGAGAGAGGGATGGGTTTCCAACCCCCTTACCTCTATGGACTTG